AATCTGGGCAACGACGATGGCCGCCTCAAGGGGTGGTCTGGATCGTCACAGCTAGTGCGGTATGGGGAGTGGTGGCTCGGTGTGGTGCACCAGCGCCAGAAGCAGCGCGGCAAGCATGTGTATGCGCATCGCCTAGTGACATTCAACGATCTGCTCATCCCGGTGCAGGTTGGGCGTGAGTTCTTCTTCCGCGACGAGACGGTGGAGTTCTGCGCCGGTCTGGTAGAACACCAAGGCCAGTATCTACTCTCGTTTGGCCTGATGGATCGCGAAGCATGGATTTGTGCACTCGCACCGGTTCAGGTTGAAAGTCTGCTCGGGGGACAATAGGAGAGGGATAATTTCGGCACGGGTGCCGGTCTATGAACTATGCTGACGGATCGATGATCGAGAAGACCGAGGCTGCTCTAGGCCTTGGCCCTGAGCCTATGGACGAAAGCGAGCTGCAGTCCGTAGTGCAGGCCGAGCTGGTCGATGCGGTATCGTTCATCGATAACGACCTCTCGCCGAACCGCGCTCGAGCGATTGAATACTATCGCGGCGAACCGTTTGGCAACGAGGAAGAAGGCCGCTCGCAGGTGGTGTCTACGGATGTCCGAGACACGATTAACGGCATCATGCCGTCTCTCATGCGCGTCTTCTTCGGCTCGTCCAAGGTGGTCGAGTTCGTACCGCGCGGCCCGGAAGATATCCAGACTGCCGAGCAGGCGACCGATTACGTCAACTGGATCTTCACCTCGGACAATAACGGATTCTTGGTACTGCACTCCGCATTCAAGGATGCGCTGCGCGGTGCGCTCGGTATCGTCAAGTTATACTGGGAAGAAAAGATCAAGGTCAAGACCGAGCACTACACCGGTCTGGATGAAACCTCGCTGACGCTGCTGCTCGATGAGCCTGACGTGATTGGCTCGGCCATCAGCTCAGAGGATGACCCGAGCTGGCAGGCTCCGGTTGACCCGATGACCGGGCAGCCGGTGATTGACCCCAACACGGGACTGCCTCCGCAGGCGCCGCAGATTTACGCCTTGGAATTGAAGCGCGAGATCCGCGACGGTCGCGTGAAGGTGGAAGCTGTTCCGCCAGAAGAGTTCCTGATCGATCGCCGTGCTACCGGAATCATGGACGCCACCATCGTTGCGCATCGTCGCATGATGACGGTGTCGGATCTGGTGGCGCTCGGCTACGACAAGGACGAGGTCGAGCAGCAGGCTGGCGTCTTTGAGCTAGACACCAATGACGAGTATCTCGCTCGCAACCCGTATGCGCAGGCCTATGGCCCCGGCGGTACGCAGGACGACAAGCGAGTGCTCTACGTCGAGGCCTACATTCCGGTTGACTATGACCGCGATGGTATCGCCGAGCTTCGCAAGATCTGCACCATCGGCCACGGCTACAAGATTGTGATGAACGAGCCTTGCTCGCATCGTCCGTTCGCTTTGTTCTGCCCTGACCCGGAACCGCACGCATTGATCGGTCTGTCGATCTTCGACATGACCGCAGATCTGCAGCGCATCAAGTCCGCGGTCATGCGCAACATGCTGGACTCTTTGACCCTTGCAATTCACCCGCGAGTCGGTGTGGTCGAGGGTCAGGTCAATATGGACGACGTGCTGAACACAGAGGTCGGGGGCGTGATTAGACAGCGCGCCCCGGGCATGGTTCAACCGTTCTCCGTTCCGTTTGTTGGTCAGGCGGCATTCCCGATGCTCGGCTACTTGGACGAGGTGCGCGAGACGCGCACTGGCATGTCCAAGGCCGCGATGGGATTGGACGCCAATGCCCTACAGAGCACCACCCGTGCGGCGGTCGCCGCGACCGTCAGCGCCGCGCAGCAGCATCTTGAGCTGATCGCCCGAATCTTCGCCGAAACCGGGATGCGCGCCTTGTTCAAAGGCATTCTCAAGCTGGTTGTGGAGAATCAAGATCGCCCACGGGTGGTGCGCCTTCGTAACCAGTGGGTGCCGATCGATCCACGCGGCTGGCAGGCTGAGATGGACGTTGAGATCAACGTCGCGCTCGGCGGTGGCACCGAAGAGCAGAAGGTGGCGACGCTTACGGCGATTGCGCAGAAGCAAGAGCAGATCCTGCAGACGCTCGGCCCACAGAATCCGCTCGTCACGCCGGTGCAGTACTACAACACGCTGACCAAGCTCGTCGAGACGTCGGGCTTCAAGAATGCGGCCGACTTCTTCACCAATCCTGCGCTGGTGCAGCAGCCGCCTCCGCCTCCGCCTCCGCCAGATCCGGCGCAGATTTTGGCGCAGGTCGAGACGCAGAAGATTCAGGCGGACATCCAGAACAAGGCGGCGGCGCTCGAGCTGGATCGCCAGAAGATGTTGCTCGCCGATGATCGCGAGCGTGACAAGACCGAAGCGCAGTTGATGCTGCAGGCCTATGAGACGCAGTTGAAGTACGGCGTGCAGGTAGACATGCAGCAGATCAATTCCATGATGAAGGCGCCACGCACGGCAACGCCGAGCGTGCAGCAGCCGGTGATCCCTGAGATTGTGATTCCGCCGGCACCACCGGCTCAACCTTTGATCTAGTGAGGCGAACATGAGCACCGGTTCATCTTTCGGATACCAGCAGCCTTCCTACGGTGGCATGGGCGGAATGGGTGGCTATAACCCATTCGGAGGCATGGGCTACGGCCAGCAGATGGGTGGCTATGGCCAGCCAATGGGCGGAGGCTATGGTTCCATGTACGGCAGCAGCTACAGTAATCCGTATGCGAGCAGCTACGGCAGCACCTACAATCCGTTTGGCTCGTCGTCTTACGGCATGTCATACGATCCGTATATGTCAATGGGATTCGGCGGCGGATATCAGCAGCCGAGTTCCTATAATCCGTTTGCAGGCGGCGGCTTCGGCACCACCTTTGGCGGCATGGGCGGATACAACCAGATGGGAGGCTACGGTCAGGTTGGCCTAGGCTACCTGCCTCCTCCGCAGCCGACGATCAATGACACGGTCGCGAACCAGTTCATGCAGCAATACTATGGCGGCGCCTTTGGTTTGGGCGGGCAACCGCAGCAGCCGCAACCGCCAATGCGTCAGCGCCCGCGAAACCCGTTCCGCCGTGAGCAGCCGCTTGCGCAGCCTGCGGTTATGGACATGCAGCCGTTTGCGCAGCCTGTCAGCAGCCCGGTCGGCGTGTCGCAGTCTGTTGTCAATCCGATTCAAGGCGATTTGCCGGACTTTAAATATTCAATAGATCCTGATACCGGTTTAGTCAAGTTCTAATGGCTCTTGAGGTTCAACGTGTACCTGAAAGCAGAATTCTTGAAGCTCTATCGTGCCTGCGCGGCTACCTGCACCAATCTATGGATTGGGCTGAAGGCCGCGTGCAAGTCGATGACATCGCGGCTCTCGCGCTGGCTCCACAGTCGCAACTGTGGGTGGTGATCGATAACAGCTTCGGCGTGCTGAACGGGTACTTGCTGACAGAGATAAAGCAGTACCCGAGAAAGAAGATGTTCGTTGTGCATTACTGCGTGATGGAGCCGCACATCAAGGAAAGCGTCGAAGAGCAGATGCACAAGACGATGGAGCAATTCGCTCGAGATACCGGATGTTTTGGCGTGGAGTTCTTCGGCCGGCCCGGCTGGAAGAGGCACGCCAAAAAGTTTGGATACAAAACGCAGACCGTAGTCTACGAGAAGCATTTCTATGGATGACGTACGACAGTCAAAGGCGCCGAGTCCGAACAACGCACCGGTGCAGTATTCGCAGCAGTACCAGCATCTGCTGAACAACCAGTTGAAGCTGTACTTCAATCAGGTTGACAATAACAACCGAGAGCTTATTGCATCCATGCACAGCTCAAACGTGTTGCACTGGATAAATGGAGTCTGAATGGGCCAGTATCAAAACATCGTAGGGAAAAAGCTCGGCAACGCGCTTATGACAAATTCTTATGTGACGCTGTACACAGTGCCACTACTGACTCGCACCTACGTTAAAGACATCAACATCTGCAACTTGGTAAATAGCGCGCACCGCGCCTATGTGCATCTTGTTCCGTCTGGCGGAACAGCAGATACCAGTAACGCCATTGTTTATAACTTTACTGTTTCTTCTCATAACATATACAACTGGAGAGGTCTTGCAATTATGAATGAAGGCGATACCATCCAAGTCAAGGCTAATGACAATGACAAG